TCAGCAAGCAGTTCAAGAACGGCATGATGGGCACTGGTGTGTTGGGTCTGAACGAGATCAACATGTCTCAGTCGATCAAGCAGTTTACCACTGGCTCGCGTGGTGCCACTGGCGCTACTTTGTCGGCTGCTGTGACCGCTGAAGGCGCAACCTCCATCGTGATCACCGGCGGCGGCAACGCTGGCGTTGTGAAGCAAGGCGATGTGTTCACCGTGGCTGACTGCTTTGCTGTGAACCCACAGACCCGTGAATCCACCGGTTCGTTGTTCCAGTTCGTCGCTGTTGCTGACGTGACCTTGAACGGCTCTGGCGCTGGCACCATCACCGTGGCTCCAATGTTCTCTGCTGGCAACGCCTTGGCTACCGTGGACATCCTGCCACAAAGCGGCAAAGCTGTTGTGTTCGTGGGTGCGGCTTCCAGCCAGTACGCTCAGAACTTGGTGTACCACAAGGATGCGATCACCTTCGCCACTGCTGACCTGTTGCTGCCCCAAGGCGTTGACATGGCCGCCCGTGCTGTGCACAACGGCATCAGCTTGCGTATCGTGCGTCAGTATGATATTAATAACGATCGCATGCCATGCCGCCTTGATGTATTATACGGCTATTCTGTAATTCGCCCCCAAATGGCAGTTCGCATGTGGGGTTGATTAACTGATACGGCATAAGTAGTGATACACTAGCCTCACCCTAACAAGTGAGGCTAGTATGGACCCGAAAATATGCTGTATCAAAGAATGCGAGAACCCTGTGTCTGCACTTGGACTTTGCGTTAACCATTGGCGGCTGAACCGTAAATATGGATCACCTGTTGCGACCCAATCGCACAGTGGTCAGTTTCGCGGTTTGTCGGCTGAGGAAAGATTCGCAAAACAGGTAAAGAAAACGGAAGGGTGTTGGACTTGGATCGGTGGGCGAGATAAAAACGGTTACGGTATTTTCAATGGTGATGTAGCAGGTGTGGTTTTTAAAAGAGCGCACCGTTTCTCGTATGCGTTTCATACGGGCGATCTACTTGTAGGTCGGCAAGCACTTCATTCATGCGATAACCCTAGCTGCGTAAATCCCGCACACCTGTCTTCAGGAACAGCGGCAGACAACATGCGGGACAAAGCCAACAAGGGGCGCTCAAGAGTCCCTGTTGGTGAACAGCATGGTCATGCCATCCTTACCGAAGAACAGGCTCAAAGCATTCTTGCAGACCCCCGGCCTTACACAGCAATTGCAGCAGACTACAACGTAGCCGCGTCAACCATCGGCAGCCTTAAGCAGCGTTACTCTTGGAGTCATCTTCAAGGCGAGGTTGTTAAGCACACCAGGATTGGCAATCGAGGTGAAAAGTCGTATGCTGCAAAAGTAACAGCGCAAGATGTGCTGGCGATTCGCGAAAGCAATGAATCGGGTAAGGTTTTGGCAGAACGATACGGACTGTCCCCACAATCTGTATCAGACATTCGCAAATTTCGTTCTTGGAAACACATTTAAAAGGAATTCATCATGGCTCTCCCTAACGGCGCAGGCGGTTACCAAGTTGGTGCAGGCAACCGCGCAGAAACAATCCTCGGCGCAGCAGCCGCCCCTCAGACAGCTACGGCTACAGCAACCCTGACAGCGGCTCAGATTGTTGGCGGCATGTTGGTGGCTAACCCCTCCACATCCGCTGCAACCTACACGCTGCCCACGGCTGCTCTGATTGACGCTGCTGTGCCCAACGCCACCGTTGGCAGCACATTCGATCTGAGCATCGTGAACATCGGCACCTCGTCTGGTGCTGTCACTTTGGCAACTGCCACCGGCTTGACCGATGGCGGCAACGCTTTCGTGGCCGTGGCTGTCACATCCAGCGCAATGTTCCGTTTCCGCAAAACGGCTGACGGCGCGTACACTGTGTACAAAATTGCCTGAACTTAAACGGGGACTTCGGTCCCCGTTTTACAAGGAAACATCATGACTTCTAACACCAAACCAATCGGCGTTGCTTTTGAAGATCAGAACATCATCGGGTCTGACTTTGTGATGTCTGGCGGCGAGTTGGGTTACGCCGCAGAAGCAAGCGGCGCAGTAACTCAATTGACAAGCAAATCAACTGGCGTGACTTTGAACAAGTCTGCTGGTCAGATTACTATGAACAATGCTGAGTTGGCTAACGCCACGAACGTCACGTTCACTTTGACAAACAGCACAATCAGCGCCAAAGATGTTGTGTTTTTGAGCGTTGCATCTGGTGCTACTGCTGGGGCATACAACTGCTGGATTTCCGGCAAGGGTACTGGAACCTGCACGATCACATTGCGCAACCTTTCAGGCGGCGCGTTGTCGGAAGCTGTTGTGATCAACTTTGCTGTGATCCACGTTCTGTAAACCAAACAGGCAGGGGCTTTGGTCCCTGTTTTTAAATCATGGTCATTTACCTCACACACTTCCTGCACGGTGCCAAAGTCGCAATCTCCGACATCGAGGCCGAGGCAGATGAAAAAAATGGATGGGTGCGATACAATCCAGCCACGCCTTCGGAAACTGAAGAAGCGGTCAACACATTTGTTGCAAAGCGCAAATACTCTCGCAAGGCTGCTGACCCTTCCGAGGTGATTACCGAAGGAGTCTGACATGGCTGTTTACAGCGCCGGTGACCAAATCAATCGAGCACTTCGACTGCTTGGCGTTCTTGCCGAGGGTGAAACACCGTCTGCTGCCACATCCCAAGACGCCTTGATGGCGCTCAACCAGATGATCGAGAGCTGGAACACCGAGCGTCTGGCCGTGTTCAGCACCCAGGATCAAGTCTTTCTGTGGCCTGCTGGTGTGGGCAACCAAACCCGAACGCTTGGCCCCACAGGTAACTTTGTGGGCCTGCGCCCCATCCTGATTGATGACGCCACGTACTTCCGCGACCCCGGCACCAACGTGTCGTTTGGCGTCAAGCTGATCAACCAGCAGCAGTACAACGGCATCGCGGTCAAGACCGTCACTTCGACTTATCCACAGGTTATGTTTGTGAACAACACGTTCCCAGATGTGACCATGACGATCTACCCCGTACCCACACGGGAGCTTGAGTGGCACTTCGTCTCGGTCCAAGAACTGAGCAACCCCGCCACACTGGCAACTGAGTTGTACTTCCCACCGGGTTACCTGCGGGCCTTTGCCTACAACTTGGCGATGGAGATTGCACCCGAGTTCGGCGTGGAGCCTTCGCCACAGGTGCAGCGCATTGCCATGACAGCCAAGCGCAATCTGAAGCGCATCAACAACCCAGATGACGTGATGTCGATGCCGTACGCAATAGTGTCGAATCGTCAGCGGTTCAACATCTACGCCGGCAACTACTGATCATGAAGACGCCGATTCTAGGATCATCGTATACGGCTCGCAGCGTCAACGCTGCCGACAGCCAGATGATTAACTTGTTCCCGGAAATTGTCCCCGAGGGCGGGAAAGAACCCGCGTTTCTGAGCCGTTGCCCAGGACTGCGCCTGCTGGTCACCATAGGCACTGGGCCAGTCCGTGGGGTTCGCACCGTAGGCGATTACTTGTACGTGGTGTCGGGCAACTCGCTGTATCGGGTTGACGACTCGTATGCTGTTACGCTACTGGGTGTGGTCAACGACATTGCAACCCCGGTGTCCATGTCTGACAACGGGACTCAGGTTGTTGTGGCCTGCGATGGCCCGATGTACGTCTACAACACGATCACCAGCGTCTTTGCCCAAGTTACAGACCCCGACTTCCCCGGTGCGCTGACCGTATCTTTTTTGGACGGCTACTTTGTGTTCATCGAGCCAAGCAGCCAGAAGGTTTGGGTGACCGAGCTCAACGACCCGCTGTCAGTGGACCCGCTGGACTTCGCCAGCGCCGAGGCAGACCCCGACAATCTGGTTTCGTCCATCGTGGACCACGGGCAGGTCTGGCTGTTTGGCACCAACTCGGTTGAGGTCTGGTACAACTCGGGCGCAGCAGACTTCCCGCTTCAGCGCATTGAAGGCGCGTTCAACGAGATCGGCTGCGCTGCCACGTTCTCGGTTGCCAAGATGGACAACAGCCTGTTCTGGCTTGGGTCTGATCGCCGAGGTAAGGGTATCGTCTACCGGGCCAACGGTTACTCTGGCACTCGGGTCAGCACCCACGCCGTCGAGTGGCAGATTCAACAATATTCTGACATCTCCGATGCCGTGGCTTACACGTACCAGCAGGACGGCCACTCGTTCTACGTGTTGTCGTTCCCCACGGCCAACGCCACATGGGTCTACGATGTTGCGACCCAAGCATGGCATGAGCGTGCCGGGTTCATCAACGGCGAGTTCACGCGCCACCGCAGCAACTGCCAGACGTACTTCAACAACGTCAACGCCGTGGGTGACTACCAGAACGGGAACATCTACGCCTTTGACATGGAGAAGTATTCAGACCATGACCGTATCCAGAAGTGGTTGCGATCATGGCGTGCACTCCCCACGGGTCAGAACAACCTCAAGCGCACCACGCAGCACACGCTACAACTCGACTGTGAAACGGGTGTGGGCTTGGAAAACGGTCAAGGGTCTAACCCACTGGTCATGCTGCGCTGGTCAGACGATGGCGGCCACACTTGGTCCAACGAACACTTGGCGTCAATGGGCAGGATTGGGGAGTACTTCAAGCGGGTGTTTTGGCGGCGACTGGGCATGACGCTCAAGCTGCGAGATCGTGTGTACGAGGTGTCCGGCACTGACCCGGTGAAGGTTGCCATCGTTGGCGCTGAACTGCTGCTGGACGGCACCAATGCCTAACACTACCCCCGTCACGCCCGCCAGGGTGGCAATTGTGGACCCTCAGACGGGGTTCGTTAGCCGCCCGTGGTACATGTTCTTTCAGTCGCTGTACCAGAACATCACCGAATACATTGGGCCAACAGGTAACGCCATCTTTGGCGCAGTCCGCGCCACCGCTACCTTCCCTGCCGTGGAGACTGGTGCATCTTTGGAGTACGCCGATCCAGGTGTCACTTCTTTGACATCGGCAGCGGCTGACTTAGTTTCGTACGGTCAAATTCAATTTGTGATGACCAACAGCGATGGCACGCTGACAAGAGTTGCCAACTTTGACGAGGTTGGGAACTTTTACATACCTGGTCAAATAGCAGGCGGGTTTTTACCTAACGGGATCAACACCGCAGATCAACAATTGAACCTCTACACTGTGGTTCAAAATACAATCAGTGCAAACGTCACAATGACCACCGATGTGGCAACGCTCGGGTCACGCGCTGACATCATCATTGTGACCAGTGGCGTAACCTCACGCACGGTGACATTTGGCACCGGGTTTAAGACAACAGGGACGTTGGCTACGGGCACTGTGGCGGGTAAGTATTTCGTCATCTCGTTTGTCAGCAATGGCAACTTTATGATTGAGACAAGCCGCACAGTGGCGATGTGACCTAAAGGACAACTCATGGCATTCAATCTTTCGGCATTCGCGGGCGCAGGCGCTCAGTTCTTTGACAGCAATGGCACCCCGTTGGCCGGGGGTCTGCTGTACGTGTACACCGCAGGCACCACGACCCCGGCCACTACCT